AAAGAAGCCATGGATAAAGCGCGGTCTCGTAGGTAGACTGCCGCTATAGGGAGGCGCCATCGTGGCTGTTGCTGTTGTTGATATTCAGGTAAACAGCCAAGCCGCTGTTAGCCGGATTCGTGATGTCAATAATGCTTCAAAACAAGCGCAGCAAAGCATCAATCAATTAAAAAATGCAACACAGCAGCTAAGCAATGCTTTTGATGGATTAGTTGCTGGCGCTGCAGCTTTTAACGCTCAGCGCATTGCGTCATCATTTATTACTGCCGCTAATGCCGCCGATGCGGCTCAGCGTCGCATTAAACTTGTCAGCCAAGGCTTTGATGATTACCGTTCTGTTTTGCAAGTAGCCGAAGGAGCGGCTACTCGTTTTGGCCTTTCGCAAACGCAAGCAGCAAATGCCATTGCTGATATTTACACACGTTTGCGTCCTGCTGGTTTTCAGTTAAATGAAATCAACGCAATCTATGAAGGATTCAATACTGCTGTAAAACTAAGCGGCACCAGCGCAGAAGCTGCGTCAAGTGCATTCCTGCAGTTATCGCAAGGCTTGGGCAGCGGCACCCTGCAGGGCGACGAACTGCGGTCAGTGCTGGAACAGATGCCAGCGATCGCGCAGGCAATTGCCAAGGAAATGGATATCAATGTTGGAAGCATTAAAGAGTTTGGTTCGCAGGGCAAAATCACTTCTGATGTCATTGTCCGGGCTCTTGATCGCGTGCGGACTGAAGGCGCTGGCAAGTTAGCAGAAGCTCTTGATACGCCACAGCAGCGTATTGTTAATCTTCAAAATGCTTTTGAAGAATTTCAAATCACGGTTGGCAGCACTGTCGCTCCGATAGTCATTGCAAGTATTAAAGGAATCACTGAGGCGCTTAAAGAAGCAAATGATTTTGTTGTAGATCTAAAAGTTGGTTTTGATGTACTCGCCAATGCCGCTGGCGGCCTGGGCGGTCTGGAAGGTGCGCTTGCGGGTGTAAATGAAAAATTGGGTCAAATTGGCGCCAATAAGGGGTTAGCAACATTGATTGATTTTCTGCTTTTAGGCGGCCCATCAACATTGGGCGCATTTAGTCAAATTGGCGCTCGTCGCCGCGGACGCCAAGGTTATGCGGAGCCTATTGGACCAGAAATGCCAGTGCGACTATCAATGCAAGGTCGCAAATTTGGCGACGGTGGTGCCGCAAAAGCTGGCCGCGGTGGCAAGTCAGACGCCGAACGCGCAGCCGATGCAGCAGCAAAAGAAGCAGAGCGCGTGGCAGAAATTATCCGACTGCGTACGGCTGAGGGGCAAATTATCCAGTTGAAGTCTGAACTGCAGAACAGAATTTCTGTCGCAGAGCAGGCTGGTGATAAGCAACTTGCCGCACGACTGCAAAGCCAACAGCGTGAATTGGATATTCAATTCAAATACGCGCAGGAACTTGCAAAAGAAACCAACACTAGAGCACAGCAGGCAATTATTTATCAGGCACAAAATGAACTGGTCGCAAATCAAAGAGATTTGCAACGTGAATTAAGTGAAATCGCAAATCAAAGCGCCAAAAATCAAATTGCCGCATTAGAGGCATTGATTGGCAAAACCATAGAGCTGACGGAACAACAAAAACAACAAAAAGAATTGGCCAATAGCATCGCTAACACTGTCGGTCAAGGCATGACATCGGCTTTTGATGCGCTCATTCAAGGCAGTGAAGATTTTGGCGCCAGTTTGCGGCGCATTGCGTCTGGTGTATTGATTGATATTGCCAAGCAGTTGCTGCAGGTGTTCGTCATCCAAAAAGCAATCAATGCCATCAGCGGTTTATTTGGTGGTGGTGGTGGTGGCATCCCCACAAGCTATGCAGGTGTTCAAGTCAATCCACTGACTATCGCAGGACTTCCATCGTTCCGCGCCAATGGCGGCAGCGTTACTGCTGGGCGGTCATATATCGTTGGCGAACGTGGTCCTGAGCTGTTCATGCCAGGCCGCAGCGGTGGCATTGCACCAGCCGGCAGCTTTGGCGGCAGTCCTAACATTACAATCAACGTTGATGCTGCTGGCACTCAAGTGCAAGGTGATCAAGGCCAAGCTCGTGCTCTTGGCACTGCTGTGAGCGCTGCTGTGCAGGCTGAAATCGTCAGACAGCAGCGCCCTGGCGGTCTTCTTTCTGGTACACGCTAATGGCAACCTTTCCAGCAATCACACCTGCTTACGGCGCCACTAAAAGCAGCGCACCAGTATTGCGCCGCGTGCAATTTGGTGATGGTTATGAACAACGTTTAAAGTTTGGTCTTAACCAAAATCCTAAAGAATGGTCTTTGACTTGGAACAATATCACAGAAGCCGATTCCGATACAATTGAAACTTTTTTGAACGCTCGCGCTGATAATGGCGAATCATTTGATTGGACACCACCCGATGAAGCAACGGCCTACAAGTGGGTTTGCGAAACTTGGCAAAAGGTTATTCCATATAGCGGACGCGCCAACATTACCGCCACCTTCCGTCAAGTATTTGAACCCTGATGGCTTACGCAGCTTGGACGGCCAGCACTGCTTACGCCGTTGGTGATGTTGTACGGGCAACGTCCGTACAGGCAAGCGGTCTTGTCTTTCGCTGCACCGACGCTGGCACCAGCGATAGCACGCAGCCAGCATGGCCAACCGACATTGGTAGCACCATCGTTGATAACACGGTCACTTGGACAGCCATCAGCAGCGTTTATGAAGAGCTGTCGGTCTTGGCACCTAATGCCGTGATCGAACTGTTCCAGCTCACGTTGGACGCCACGCTGCACGGCACCAGTGACACCTATTACTTTCATGCTGGCACCAATGCCAACGTGACCGGCAATATCGTCTGGAACGGCAACCAATACACCAGATTGCCAATTCAAGCTGAGGGATTTGACTACTCCAACGGTGGCACGCTGCCAAGGCCAACCCTATCTGTTGCAAACCTTGGCGGTGAAATCAGCGCCTTACTGTTGCTGGCCAATGCGGTTACACCTGGCAACGATTTGGGTGGTGCCAAGGTAACGCGCATCCGCACGTTGAAGAAGTTTCTTGACGGTGAGGCTACGGCTGACGTACACGCCAAATTCCCTGATGAGATCTGGTATGTAGATCGTAAATCCGCTGAAAACCGCGATGTGGTGCAATGGGAGCTTGCCAGCAAGTTGGATCTTGCGGGGATGATGATCCCCAAGCGGCAAATTGTCGCCAACATTTGCCAGTGGCAATATCGCAGCAGCGAGTGCGGCTATGTAGGCACGGGGTATTACAACGCTCAAGACCAAGTAGTTGGCACCTTGGCAGAAGATGTCTGCGGCAAGCGTTTAGATAGCTGCAAGTTACGTTTTGCGCCGATCACAAGAACAGGCTCTGTGACTGACGGCAATAATCAGTTGACCTTGACCTCAGCCATTTCGATTGAAACTGGAGCGCAGATTAGCGGCCATGGTGTCCCAACAAGCACAACAGTTAGCGCAGTCTCTGGTGACGGCAGAACCGTAACGATGAGCAATAACGCCAACGCAAGCACAACTGCAACGCTGACTGGCACGATTCAACCAAATGGGACAAGCCTTGTTGTTTCTAGCTCTTCAGCACTAGCAACCGGTATGAGGGTAAGCGGATCGCAAATTAGAAGCGGCACAACGATCACGGCAATCGCAGGAACAACGCTGACCTTGAGTCAGGCCGCGACAGTAACGTACACCCTTCAGGCCACAAGAACTGGGCAAGTACTTAGAGTAACTCTCCCAAGATATGGCAGAGCTGGCAGTTTTCAGCTTGTGTTTCCCAGCGGAACAACAGGCATATCGGTCGGTCAAATTGTTAGAGGTCCCGGCCTACCAAATAACTATTCAACCACAGTTACTAGGATATACAACATATATACGCTACTTGGCATAAAAGTTATCGTAGAAACAAGCTACACTTTTACTTCAGAGAGTGCATCAGGTAGTTATACCTTTTATAGCGTCGATGCTTATTCCTCTGCTTCGTATACATTTACCGGCAATAACAGGTATGTTTTCCGCGATCCAGCGTACACGCTACCGTTTGGTTCATTTCCAGGCGCGGGTTTGACCACATGAAGTTGACCGACGCTTTGCAGGCTGAAATCTTGGCGCACGCCCAAGCCGAAGATCCGCATGAGTGTTGCGGTCTGATCCATGTCATAAAAGGCAGGCGGCGCTACTACCCGTGCAAAAACATTGCCGCTACGCCAGACGAGCATTTTGTGCTGGATCCTTGCGACTACGCCGCTGCCGAGGACAAAGGCGAAATTGTGGCCGTAGTGCACAGCCATCCTGTCGCCCGCCCCGAACCATCACCTGCCGACCGTATTGCCTGCAACAGCACCGGCCTGCCATGGGTAATCGTCAACCCTAAAACCGAGCAATGGGGCGGCTGCGAGCCTGCTGATTTTGAGCTGCCCTACGTCGGGCGTGAGTTCGTGTTCGGTATTGTGGACTGCTACTCGTTGGTCCGCGACTGGTATCAACGCGAGTGGAGCTTGAAGCTGGACGATTTTGAACGGCGCGATGGATTTTGGGAACGCGGCGAAAATCTGTACGTCAATGAGTATAAATCCCAAGGTTTCCGCCAAGTGCCATTTGAAGAGCTGCAATACGGCGATGCAATCCTGATGCAGCTTGGTGCGGATCTGCCCAATCACGCCGCGATCTACCTTGGCGATCAGCAGATCTTGCATCACGTTCAAGGCCGACTATCTAGCCGAGACGTGTTCGGCGGCTACTATGTAAAGAGCACTGCCATGGTCCTACGGCATGAAAGTCGTTAAGGTCTACGGCGCTCTCCGCAAAAAACTGGGTCAGTGCCGCTTCGAGTTTGACGTTGACACGCCGCTGCAGGCGCTGAAGGCGTTGTGCATCAATTTCCCCGGCCTGGAGAAGTGGCTGATGGACAGTGAAGCGGGCGGCGTAAATTTTCGCGTTACCGTTGGCCGCGACAAGGTAACTAACGACTACGGCGATCCTTTGGTGCTGCCTTGGTCCGAGCGCGACGTGTTCAGCATTACGCCCGTGATCGTTGGTGCTGGTAATGCAACTAGTTCCCCA